GGTGCATCGAAATCTGGGTGTTCGTCAGCACGCACATATTCGTATCCTTCTCTTCGTTTTTTTGATACGTTCTGTGAATCATCCTCCCCACCCGCAGAAACTCTAACCCATCTGTATTTTATTCCATCTACATTTGGTTTAGGTGCTTCTAAATAATTAGGAGGTTGATATACTATTTTGCGACTAGCTTCAGCCCTAGTCGAGTGGCTTTTTATATTTTTATTGGTCATTCAGTCCTCACGAACTTCGCATATTCTTCGAGCGGCACACCTAATTTACGAGCCATTGCGATCTGGTTCTGGTTCATACGAACCTTCTTAGGTGAGGAAGATGTTGTTTTACTAACACCTGCTACAGTTGGTCTAGGTCGACTTGCTTCCTGTGAAGGAAATGAATCGCCTATCCTACGATCTAGTTCAGAATAATATTCTTCACTTGATGGATTGTAGCCTTCCATCTTTAAAGCAGCATCAATTGCATAAGCCGCACCAGTTTTTGCTACGTCAGTACCAAACCATCCATTGTCTTGTGCCCATCTAAGTGCACGAGGATCTGGTTGTGATTGTGGTTCTGGTTGTGGAGCATTAACTTGTGGTTGCTCAACTGTTTTTGCTTGCTTTTGAGTTGGTGCAACAAAAGGAGTTTGATTTTCCAATTGTTTCAACTCATATTTAACTTCTGCTATATCCTCTGCGGCTTTAAGCATTTTATCAGAATCTCCTTCTTCGTGTGCATTTTTATGTGCAGCACGAGCAGATTCTAATGCTTTTTCTGCATTAGATTTTCTTGCATCAAAAAATTGAGATTGCAACTTAGCATAATCCTCAGTTACAACATTTTTCTTTTTTAAATCAGATTCTAATTGTTGATTCCTGTTATAGTAATCATTACGTTGCCTTTCAGCTTCGTTTGCTCTTTTAACAAGTTCATTAATTCTGTTCTGATAAGCATTAGTTTTCTTTTTTGGTTTTTCAACAGTCTCTTCTACTTCCTCTTGCTCTTCTGATTCAGTTTCTGTTTCTATTGGCGTGGATTCAGTTGTCTGTTCATCATGGACAGCTTGTGTATCGTCTATGACTTTTTCCACCTCAGAATTATCTTGTGTTTCCTGTTCCGGAACATCAACACCTTCAAATTTCTTTAGCTTCGTTTCTTTTCCATCATCCACGACTTGCATCGGCTTTTTTTTACCCGATGAATCGTGTACAATTTGCATTGGTCTTTCTCCAAAGTTATGATTAATTTGCGTAGCGATTGCTACGAAAAACAAATATTAGCTAATATTTGCTACATCTGGCACTGTTGCCAGAATCTCGTCATCGTTCATTACTCTTAATTCAGATTTTCCACATTGGAATCTATGTCCTGCATACTTACCAAACATAACATTATCGCCTAGTTTACACCACGGCACAGTCATGTCTTCTCTTTTGTATGCATCATCACCCATTTGTATTACTTTACCTATGGATGCAACACTACGATGGTCTTCTACAGCTTTACCCGGTAGATATATACCACCTTTAGTTTTGTCTTGGACATCAAGAACTTGAACTAATATCCTGTGACCTACAGCTACAGGATGATTCTTTTCTAATTTTTCTTCTATTAATTTAAATTTAGTTGTCATCGTTTTCAATATATTTTGCTGATTCTTGTAACAAATCTTTTGCTGTTCGTAAACCCTTTAGTTCACCAACAGTGGTATCAAAATTCTCTTTAGGAATTCTACCTTGTTCAAAAGCATCTTTTATATTGTCAATTTCCTTACTAATCTTGTTTTTAAAATAAGTTATAAATTTAGCAGTATCCATTATTTTCTAGCTTTAATTACTTTTTCTAAATCATCTTCGTGACAAACAATCCAAAAACCTTTTCTATGTTTCTGACACAAAGCTAACACAGTTGTTTTGTTTTCAGCTTTTGCCATCTCATTAGTTTTATCCCACAAAGAAATAACAGAATGTTTATTTTTTTCAACCTTCTGTATTTTTATCTTGGGATGCCTTTCTATCTTTTTCTCTTTGTTCACGTTCTATAATTGTTCTTGCTCTTTCAATATCAGATTTGGATTCTGCCATTTCTTTTTGATATTCTGCTCTAGCAATATCACGTTCTTCATTAGAACGCAATTTTTCTCTGTCAATTTCCATATCAGCCATCGTTTTATCACGATCAAGAGCCAATTTAGAAGCATCAAGTTGTGCTTTAGAAGCAGCTTGCTCTTCTTTAAGTTGAACTTCTTGTGCTTTAAGTTGTGTTCTTGCAGCACCTTCTTCAGCTTTACGTTGATTTTCTTGTGCTCTTAATTGTAAATCTTGTTGTGCTAATTGGAATCTAGGATCTTGAGCTTGTTGTTGTTGCTGTTGTTGTTGTGCTTGTTGTTGATTAGCTTGTGCAATTTGTCCAGAAACTTGTGCTTGTGCTTGTGCAACTGCATTTTCAATGTCTCTATCCATTGATTCGTATTCATTATCTTTGCCCGGATTAAATCTATCGTATTCTGGTGCATTTGGTAATTCAATATTAGCATTAGCCATAATAGCCATTCTATATTTGTGTGCTTGGTGTTCTTGTATGTGTGCCTGTAATGCTCCAGCTAGTGCTTGTTGCATTCTTGGATCTTGTGGAATAACAGAAGGATCACTCATAAATGCTTCATGCACAGAAATGTGTGCATCATGATCTTGCCATCCATATGCTTTAACAGGTTTCTGATACATCATAGTATAGTTTTCTGTTGCCGGATCCATTGGCTTACTTCCCATTTCTGGAATTAACATTTCATCTACATTTTCTACATCAAGTGCTTTGTATAATCTTCTATACGCTTCTCGTAAATCATGTATTTGAGGTGCTTGTGTAGCAGCCTGTATTTGTGTTTGTGCCATTAGAACTCTTTGTGCTGTTGAGAAGATGTTAGGATCGGATACAGGGAGTACATCGATTGTTCCATCAAAATCTTGTTTAAAGATTTCACGGCTAACACCTTCAACAGCGTAGGGGTAATCACTTGGGAGGAAATCGTGATTCGTTCTAGCTAGTATCTTAAACTCTTCTCTTTGTGCTTTATGTAATCTTTTATGAATAGAAGACATTACTTTAATGCCTTGTTCTAATAAAGCTATAGTTGTTCCTACAGGTGCTTGTGAATTCATATCACCTGTTTGTAAATCTGTAATTGCGGCTAGTCTTCTACCTTCTTGTGTTATTGATCCAAGTAAAGCAGTTAAAACTTGTGATGGTTCTTTAAATGGTAAAGGTACAACAGACTTTCTAATATCATCGCCATAACCTTCTACATCTCTAAATTCACCAAAGCCTACAGGTTGATCTCCATCAACTCTCATTCCACGAGCTTTAAATCCACCCGGTAAGTTTGCAAATTGACCTGCATCAACGAGTGAACGTAAAATTGTTGTAGATGTTTTTTGTAAGTTTCCTAATAGGTGTACATAACCTAAACCATAAAAGTTAAAACCCGGTAAAAATTTGTAATGAACAAAGTATTGCAATCTTTTAAACTTAGGATCTTCATCTCTAAAGTTTTGTCGTATAGATAAAATATCATTTGTTTCTTTACAAATAGTTACAATGTATGGACATGCAAATTCTTTTTTACTTTTAGGTAATTCTAAATCAACATGCATTTCTAATAAAGTAAAACGTGCATCTTTTGTATAAGTGCTACTAGGCTTTACTCCTTCTATAGATTGTATTTTTTCATTAATACCAGTCATAGAAGTAGACTCAGAAGATTTATCTTCTTCCATTAATTCTATATCTCTATAAAAACCACTTACTTGTCTTTTCTTTAACTCATTGCCTTCCATACGAATAACATGAGTGTATCTTCCACTTGTTCTTAAATCAGTTGTATTTGTTGATACAACAAAATCTGTAACAGGAATAAACTTTGCTACAGGTCTTTCTAATTCTGAATCATAGTAAACTTTTTTAAAGCAACTACCAACAATAGGTAAATAGAATAACATTTGATCTAAGTCATCAAAGTATTCTTCCATTTGCTCTGTAACTTGATAATTCATAAAGTCTTTTACACGTTCAGCTTGAGACTCTATGTCTTTTGTTTTTTCACCTATTATTTGTGTTTTAACAGGGCCGTTAGATGGAAATAATTCTTTTAAGGCTTGAGCATGAAATTGAACAGCCGCTTCAATCATTAATGGATGATGTGCAGAACATGCACCGGGAAAAGGATTTTCTATTTCTTCTAGTTTTAAACCTAGAAGATCCATTCCTTTCTTAATTGTATCTTCCCAATCACCACGACTCTGTAAGTCTGATTCATAAGCAGATACAAGATCAGATGCTATCTCATCCAAATCCTCTTCATCAATGTCTTCAGCTAAGTTTTCTGATTGTTGAACTTCTTCTATAGGATCATCTCCTATAACTATTTCAACTTCTTCTACAGAAACTTGATCTACTGGTTCATTTATTTGTCTTGCCATTAAAATATACCTTTAAATTTTGTGCCTCTAGAAACGAGACCACCTTTTGCTTTTCTAACTGGTTTAGGTTTAGGTTTAATTGGTTTTGGTGGTTTTGGTTTAGGTTTAATTTTGTTACCTCTAAAAAGTTCAACAGCTTTTTTTGCTATTTTTTTTGTTTTTTTTAAAGCACTAGGAATTGTAAAAGGTATATCACCTTCCATGTATCTTGTTGGTAAAGGTTTTTTACCTTTGCCTTTTGATGTTACATTTCCATCTTTGTCAACTGTATACTCAGTCATTAAAATACGCCTTTGAATTTAACTTTTTTAGTTTGTATTGAATATTGTCCACGAGACACAGAGCCTCCTTCTTTATATCCTTTTACTGATCCACCTTTAGCTTTTTGAACAGTTCTAGTTTTGTTGTAAGAATCAAAAGGTGCTTTACCTCTTTTTTCATATACTTTTTCAAATTGTCCAGCTAGTTGTTTATCAACACCTTCTTTTGTATCAATCCCAGTAAATTTATCAAGAGCACCTGTTAATTTAGACATAATAGGTTTGTCTTTTTTAAATTGTTTTCTCCTTTTCATAATGTGTTTACCACGTTTTTCTACATAAGTTTTTTTGGCTCTATCTTTTTCCATTTTAGTGCCATATTGTTTTTTTTCTTTTGTTGCCATTATACTATTCCTCCTATAGTGTCGCTTAATTCCTTTGCACGATTGGGAGTTTGTTTCGCCCAACGTGAGTCCAGCATCTCAATTTTTGCCACCGAATAATTGGGTGGTGTTTCTTTTAATGCTTTCCACATATTCTTAAATTTTGATACACCTGTAGGGCCTAATTGAAATACCATTTCTATAATAACACCTTTAGCTGTATCATTTATTTCACAACCTTCATAAAGTTTTGATGCTCCTTCTTTTGCTTTTTCAAAGTCTTTATCAAAAATACGATCTAGTTGTGCTTCTGGATACTCTTTATCGTCTTCCCACCAGTCTTCAACACATAGGTGTCCATAACCGATAGTCCTCTTATTTAGGGTATCCTTGTATACTTTATTTCTAAAGCCTTCATGTTTCTTAATACTATTTTTTACTGATTCCATTTTATCTTCTACCTTTAAGTTTTGTTAATTCAGCTTTTGTTTGCTTTTTAACACGTTGACCAACTCTAGCCAAAGCACCTGTCTTTTTCATACTTGAAACTGATTTAAAACCACCACGAGCAGCATCTCTAACATCAGCCCTGTTTTTATCAGCAACTTTTTGTTTATAAGTTTTAGAACCTTTATTAACATTATAACCAGTTCCTTTATAACCTTTTAAATTACTATAGTATTTTTCTCCTGCACTTTTCTTTTTTGGAGATGAAGGCATAACATCTTTTCTTGGTATGTTAATTTTCTTTTTAATTTTATTATTTGTATGTGGATTTTTCATATTATCTTTTCCATGCCCAATAACTTCCTTTGCTTCCTATTTTTTCTTCTGGTATAAAGTCTTGATGATGATTAATAAACCATCCTTGTCTTAATCGTAATAAAGCCTGTGATGTAGAATCTACTAAGTCATCATTCTTTGCATTGGGGAACGATGAACATTGTGATATGACATCTTCAGCCCAATCTCTATCCGGTGCCCATATCTTGCCAGACTCCAGAATAGGTGTAATTGAATGCACTCTAGACTTCTTATCTTGTTTCTTAGGATTAAAAGCTGTTATAGGTATACCCATGCGTGATAACTCTTGTACAAGAGATAATCCACTTGCTTTTGCCTCAATCATTATTAAGTCTGGATTAAAGTCATTATATAAATCTACAGCAACTTTTTTTAATTCTGGAAATTCCCATCTATCTCTTTTTGATCCTAACAGAATAATGTTCGTTTCGCCATTGTCATCTTCAAATACTCCCCATGTTGTACATGCAGAATAGTCTGAATTTTTATTAGAGGTATAAGCTGTATCCCACGATTGTAGAATATAGTCACACTGAGGGGGATTTTTTTTATCCCACTTCTTCCACCACCATCTTTTAATAATGTTACCTTCTTCAACCGAAGGTTTTTGTGCGTA